TGATGGCTTACTGCACTTAAAGCCCAAAGGTCATACCCAGACATAAACATAACTGTTATAGAATCAACAGAAATAGGAATCTTGGGGGCAGGAGAAGGATCTACCCCATACCTTGCAGATTTCTTTGACCATTTAAATATTCCTTTGTCTGACCTAATAAAAAATTGTGATGCAACCATTAAAAATGGAATCAAGTTTACAAATTGGAACAATGATGGAGAGTTTTATTACCATGGTTTTTCAACAACAGACAAGTCTTTAGGCTTTGATGCTGTATACGACAGGTATCTTTCTAATAGCCCTCTTATGGCAGCAAGTATTGCTCTAAACGATAGCGTAAAGAAGATAGACTTCATGGAAAAAATTTCAGAAGCGAATAAAGTCCCCTTTACTTTGGAAGCAAACAAGAGAGATTTCGGATTTGTATCTAAAAAAGATCCTATAGATGATTATAAAAAAATAGGAAATATTTCTATACATTTTAATGCTACCAAACTAGCAAATAGACTAAAAGAAATAGGAAAAGAAAGAGGAATTAAAGTAGTTGATGGCACAATAAAAAATGTCTCACTAGATAAAGATAACTATGTAAATGGTTTGACTTTAGAAAATGATGAAAAGATTGTGTGTGATTTTGTTTTTGATTGTAGCGGATTTCACAGGCTAATCATTGGCAAAGTATATGACGCTAAATGGAAAAGTTATAAAGATTTTCTTCCAGTAGACTCTGCTGTTCCATTTTTTGTTGAGATGACTGATAAAATTCCATCCTACACAGAGGCAATTGCTATGAAATACGGGTGGATGTGGAAGATCCCACTACAGAACAGGTTTGGTTGTGGCTATGTCTACGACTCATCTCTTATTTCTGAAGAAGAAGCAGTGAAAGAGATAGAAGAGTTTTTGGGGTATGAGCCAACATATCCAAGAAAGGACAAGGGTGGTTTTAAATTTAGTGCTGGATGTTACGAAGAGCCATGGATTAATAACTGTGTGGCATTAGGCCTTGCAGCAAACTTTGTTGAGCCACTAGAGGCAACATCAATTTGGGTTAGCATTGTGGGGTTAACACAAATATTCGAAAATCCGCTATGGCTATTTAAAAATTCAAAAGATATAAGACAAGAGTTTAACAAGAACATAGTTAGTATGAACAATAGTATTTCTGAATTTATATATTTTCACTATATGACTTTAAGAAATGATACAGAATTTTGGAACAAATTTTCATATGAAAATGCACCAAAAGATCTGCAAGAAAAAATTAACAAATGGAAGGTCAGACTTCCAAGCAAATCTGACTCTGGAGAACACTGGACATCAAATAGTTGGACCTTTGTAGGGTCTGCACATGACACAATTAATAAAGATGTTGCAAAAGCATATATAGAAAATTCTGCAGACTATAAAAAGGGTGCTGACATGTATGACTATTACAAGAAATATCAAGACTACAAGGTGTCGGAATGTGTAGATCACAGGCAATTTTTGGAGGGATTAAAATGAAATTTAGAACAGAGTGGATTAATGCTCTAAAGACAATGAGACACAAAGAGTATTGGAACAAGCCAAATACTGTTGAGTTCTTTGCTTTTATGACAAAAATATCTATTATATTTCCAGGCTTACTATTCGGTAAGCAATGGTGGTGGCTATACATCTTTGCATTGGTATCAAGCCTTGCATTGATTTGGTCATCGACAGTAAAGACTTTGCCTACAATTATTTGGTTTAATATCCTGTGGACAATTCTTGCTGTAAGTGCTATAATTAAACATTGGGTCTAAGGGGGCTTATTATGTATCAGTATTATGTAAGAAAAGTAGAGGGCGTAGTAGATGGAGACACCATTGACGTTCTAATTGATTTAGGGTTTGACATTTTGTTTTCATCCCGTGTTAGATTAGCGGGTATTGATACCCCTGAGTCTCGTACTAAGGATCTAAAAGAGAAGGCTCTTGGCCTTGAGTCAAAAGAGTACCTAAAGAAGGCTTTAAAGGATGCTAAGTCTGTTGTCATTAAGACTGAAAAGATGGATTCATCTGAAAAGTATGGCCGTATCTTGGGTTGGATATACGTCAATGATGACACAGTGTCTTTAAATGACATGATGATTAATGATGGCTATGCATGGGGATATCTGGGCGACACAAAGGTTAAGGACTTTGATGCACTTGCAAAGGCAAGAAAGAAGTCTGGCAAGTAATGAATCCAAAAGGTCAGGCAATGGTAGAGCATTTAATTATGCAAGGTGCCATAGAGATGGCTGGAATAGATGAAAAGGGCGAAATGCTTTATTCTATAACAGACAAACTTGAGTTGGTCAATCCAGAAATCTATGCAGAACTAACAGAACAATACAAGCATCATATGTTTCAAATGATAAAACAAGGTCCTAAAGCCATGAACTGGAGACTGAGGGTTTAAAGAAAAGTGATACAATCATTATCTGGGGGCATCTATGAATAACTTGTACGGAGCGTTAGCCTTAACTGTTCCTCTATTATTAGTAATAGGATACATAGTGTTCTTTAAAAAGGAAACGGTTTATGAGCCTATGATGACTCAATCTATGATCCATAATCAATACTCCAAGCAGAGAAAATATATTGAAAAGATAAATAGAAAAAGCCAGTCAAAAATTCGTCAAGAAAAAGAAAATGTTAGAGTTATCATTGTTGAAAATGAAGCGTACTGGATTAAAGACAATGGGTTTTATACAGCACCAATGGTAGACAATTTGATCAGCAAAGACTCTGCGATACAAGTTGACACGAGCACCATGGATAAGGTACAATTAGACAAGATGTTATTCATACTGGACAAACTAAGAGAAGGGATAAGCAATGATAGTAGGGGTGCAGGGAACGACTAATTTCAACAACTACAACATTTTTCTTAGAGCAATGGCAGTTGCATTATCTGAATTAGAGGAGAGTGACAAGGAGTTTTTCTTGTACACTGCTGGTCCGTCAAATATTAGTGCAATGGCATCTGAGTTTGTTAACCTTTCTGAAAGAGGAATGAAGTCTAGAGGAAAGTCTATTAAATTATTTAGAGTTACTCCCGAATGGATTGAAGAAAACATGAACAGTTTTAATCATTTTGCTTTTGTTTCTAATCCAAAAGAGCAGACTTCTCGAATAGTAAATTTATCAAGATCAAAAAATATCAATACAAACGTATACAACTTCTAAGGAGCACACATAATGGTATCAATCAGTTCTCTTGAAAAAATGGAAGCAATTGTTTCCAAGAACAGCAACCTTTCCTGGGATGGATGGGATGTTGTAGAGATGACAAGGTCAGATAAGGCCTTTACATCAAAGCAAGGAGCATTAAAAAATAATGCTTGGCACTTAAAAAAGATCTTTGTCGTTTCTAGAACTGGATGGGAAATACCTGACAAGTATGTAAGGTAACATGAATAAGTATGAGTGGAAAGATGATGCTGCATGCCTGGATTATGATACAAACATATTCTTTGACAAGTATGAAGAAGATGAACTGCTAAGGCCTGCTATAGACCTAATGTGTTCAGACTGTCCCGTAAGGAAAGAATGCTTTTCTGTTGGAATTTCTGGTAAAGAGTGGGGTGTATGGGGTGGTGTATACTTAGAAAATGGAGAAATATCAAAAGAATTTTCTAGCCATAAAACAAAAACAGACTGGGGAGTAACATGGCAGTCCCTAACAATGGAGTAATATGTATACAGATCAAATGAGAAGAGCGTTCAGATCCCTTAGATGTCCTGAAGGATTTTCTTTAGAGTTAATAGATAATGATACATTCATAACCGTCAAAGCAAAAGAAAAAGTTTTCATGTCTCTTGAAACAGTTGAAAAGAAAAAGCAGGCAATAGAGTATATGATTCGTGTTAAAAAAGCACTAGAAGATAATGGAGCGATTGTTCTATTAGTAAGAGAAGGTGGTAAAGAATTATGATTGAGTTGATTTTTATATGCATCCTGTCTTCTTTAACCTTGCTTTTCTTGTCTTTGTACGCTATACAAAAAAGGGCCAACAAGGTTCTTATCTCAAAGACTTTGGAGGCTTTGCTGCTACAGCAATTGACCAGGGAAGCAGGCAAGACAGATAAAGATCAGTCTAATGAGGATTTTTTGAAATTTGTTTCAGATTCTCGTGATTGGGCATACCAATACATAGAAGAGGTACAGGCTGGCCTAAGTTCTTTTATTAATGAGGTTGGCCCACAGATTGACTACTATAATGAGTATGGGTCATCAGTTGAGGGCATGCTTGCCCCTCATGATTTTGCTTTAAAAAAAATATCTTCAGAATTTGAAAAGTTAAAGAAACTACTCCCAGAAGACTATGATAGAATAATGTAATGATACAACTAAAAAGCACAAAGAATGTTAATCTATTTATATGTGAGGAAGAGTTTTGCGAAGAAGAAAGCACTCGTATCTGGGCAAATTCTCAAACAAGAATAGTTGATTTGTGCGATTATCACTACATTAAGGCAACAGAATGAAATTTTATTATTTTGGTGGAGTAATGGGAAACCCTGAAGATCCAAAAGATCCCTCAAACTTAAACAAGCATAACTTTTCTGGAGTAATGTTTACACATGATATCCCAGAAGGAGACATGTTTGTAAAGACAGCAAAAGATATAGAAAAAGGCGAAGACATTAAATACTTAGTGGCCATTCGTCCATACACAATATCTCCTCAATATCTTTCTATGATAAATAGATCTATGGACAGGATAGACAAAGGCAGACTTCAAATTAATTTAATTTCTGGATATATAAAAGACCATGAAGACGGAGTTGGTGGTGTTGTTGGAGATATCAATGACAATGCCAGTGCTCTTGACAGATCAAACTATATGATAGAGTTTCTTAGAGTATTAAATGAAATGGATCAAGACAAAGAGTCTCCAGGATATTGGCGTGATCCAAACCATAGAAACAAGTTAGACATATATGTATCAACAACGAATAGTTACGTCTTTGAAGCAGCAAAAAAATATGGTCACAAGATTATTTTGCCTTATCATATTTATGCTCGTAGGGGCTGGTCCGATTTTCTAAAGCATCGTTCTGCATCAGTACCACTTGAATTAGACGGGATGGAAGTGATGATTGCAATTACTCCCGTTATTAGAAAAACAGAAGAAGAACTTGACTTGCTAACAAACCATGTAGTTAGACCAGTGTGGAGAAAAGGAGAGGTTCCACAGCCCGTTCTTGATACTGCCTACCTTACATATGATCAGTTTGACGATCTTGTAAAGACTCTTGAAAGTAGAGGTATAAACCATATGCTTATTAATGCGGTACCGTCAGAAGAAGTAAACGTAATAGTTCCATTTATTAAACGATATGTAGAGGAAAATAAAAAATGAAAGATGTGATACTATCAGTATTAACAGGTTTTGGATGTGGTGTAGTATTTGCTGCATTCAAATTGCCAGTCCCAGCACCACCAGTTTTTGCGGGAGTCGCAGGAATTATTGGTCTATGGATTGGTTTTACAGTACTAACAAAAATAATATCCTAGGAGGAAAATTATGAATCAACAAATCAAAAACGCACTGGCGTCATACGGAAGATCAGTACTTGGAGCAGCAACAGCAATGTATGCTTCTGGAGTTACAGATCCCCAGACACTAGCATACTCACTACTTGGAGCACTTGTGCCCGTTGTATTGAGAGCAGCCAACCCTAACGATCCTGCATTCGGCAAGATGCCATCTGTAGATGAGGTAGATGCAGCAGTTAAGTCTGCAAAGGTTGTTAAGAAGACCGCAAAGAAGGCTCCTGCAAAGAAGTCATCTGGCGGAGGAAAGACAACCCATCAAGTAAAGTAATTTTACTATAGAATGGCAGGCTTGTTATTTGACAGGCCTGCTTTTCTATGTTATAATATTGTTACCTGCCCATATGGGGGGAATTAACTTATTCGCTTGAAAGGGGAATAATATGGTAAAAACAGCACTGGATCTTTTTAATGATCCATTTTTTAATACCTTCTCAAACCTACAGAAGGTAACAACAACAACAAACTATCCACCTTACAATCAAATCAAACTAAATGATAAAGAGTATATTCTTTCATTTGCTTTGGCTGGGTTCTCTAAGGATGATGTCTCAGTATCGCTAGACAATCGCAAACTTACAATCAAGGGCGAGAAGCAGGATACTGAGTTACCAGAGGGTGCGGAGTATTTGCACAAGGGAATTGCTGCTCGCAAGTTCACTGATATCTTCACTCTTCCTGAGTTTGTAGAAGTTGTCGGGGCCGAATTCAAAGATGGTATCTTAGATATCAGACTTGAAAAGCAAATCCCAGAAGATAAACTACCAAAAACTATTGAAATTCAATAGTATAATAGATACTATTCCGTCATGATACATGCAGTTGCTTATAGCAACCTTATTGCTGAGTACGGATAAGCCAGGGTCGCACCCTGGGAGACCTGAGCAAGTCCATAAACTGCTCCATTATTCATCTAAAGTTCTTTGTTTGTTTGCCATTTATAACAAAACTTTATAGTCTTGTCGTATATACTATAAGTATGAAATTTAAATTCATTGCTTTACCAGTAGCATTAGCCATATTTGCTAATGCTTTTTTTATTACCCCTTCACATGCCGATAACCTTCAGGGTGCTGGATCCACATTTGCTGCTAACTTTATAGACAGATGCAGGGTCGAATTTATGAAATCAACAGGAGATTCTGTTGTGTACGGAGCATCTGGGTCAGGTGCTGGAAAGAATATGTTTTCAAATGGAGTAACAGACTTTGCTATGTCAGATGTTCCTTACTCTGGGACAGAAGTAAAGCCATCAAAAGAGTTTGTATATGTTCCATTAGTCGCAGGGCCAATCGGAGTAATCTATAAACTTGATGGATACAAGGTTACTATTAAGATGAGTAGGGATACACTTGCTAAAGTTTTTGCGGGACAAATAACAATGTGGAATGATCCACAAATACTAAAAGAAAATCTAATAGGAACAAGACTACCAAAGATACCAGCAACAAAGATTAGAGTTGTATACCGTATTGATGGCTCTGGAACTTCAGAGGTTTTTACTTCATACCTTAATGCAGTTGCTCCATCAATCTGGACAAAGCCAGGAAATAAAAACTTTGTAACTGCATTCCCTGGAGATATATCTAAGCAGTACATGAACAGTGCTTCTGGATCTCATGGTGTTGCAATGGTTCAGGGAACTACAAATGGATCTATTGGATACAATGAGATATCATATGCAAGAGGACTAAAGACAGTATCTGTTGAGAATGAGGTTGGAAGGTTTATCCAACCAACAGTAAGTGCAGCGTCAGTATTCCTTGGAGACTTTGTTTCAGATAAGAGTGGTGTGGTTAAGATTAACTATAAAAACCCTAACAAACTATCCTACAACATATCTACATTTACCTACGGTGTAGCATACAAAGAAAAGAACTCAAAGAATGGTTCAGTTAAAAAGTTCTTCAACTTTATGCTTGATACTTGTGGAAAAAAGGCTGAAGATCTTGGCTACTCCCCAATAAGAGGTGCCATGCTAAAGTTCTCAAAAGCAAGAGCAGCAGAAATAAGTTCAAAGTAGGAGTATAATAGAAGTGTCCCACACAGGACCTTAGTGATGGAGTAGTTACCCATTGGATAGAGACCGTGGCGCAAGTCAGGTGAATTGCCTGTGTGGGGCC